CTATCTCCTCACCAAATAGTTTTTTATCTTCCCTCCAAGCTTCTACTTCTGCAAAGGCTTGTCTATGGTGTGCAGGTATTTTTCTTTCTTTCACTATATATCTCCTTCTTTTCTATGTTCTGATTTTGATACTTCGAAACCATTTGGGTATCTGGCTTCGAGTTTTTTGATGTTTTCTTCCATCACTTCTTGTGGTGTATAGCCTAGTGCTGTACAACCTTGTACCCAATACCAAAGGACATCTCCTAACTCACGTTTGAGATGAAACCTTTCATCGGGTGTGTATTCTTTCCCCTGAAAGATAATCTTTTTGATTATCTCCGAGAACTCTCCTGATTCAGCTTGCATACCAATAGATGCAGTAAGTAACTGCGAAAACTCTACTGGTTTATGTGCTTGCGTGCATTGTTCTCTTAGTTCTAGTAACCTATCTGATAATACTCTTGTATCTAAACTTTCTGTAGAAGTAGTACTCAGTACAAAGTTACCGTAATCGTCAAATGTTGCTTTTTCCATTAATGTAATTTTCTCCTTCCTTCTTTATAATTTTCTAACCACTTGTCTCTATCTTCTTTAGTGAAAGTGGGTGGAAAACATATTGTTATTCTTGGTTTATCTTGTAATACGATTCTCATAATCTGCTAACTCCTCATCCCACCATTCAGGCTTGTCTCGTCCTTTCCAGCTGGCAAATGTTGCCTTGTCAAAGTGGTAGAAGTCGCGATATGACTGTATCGCGTCATCGGACTTAAGATCATCTGGCATTGCCATAGCAAAGGGTGTAAGTCCAAGTCGTGGTAGGTGTTTAAGGTCGGGTAACCGAAGTACCACCTCTTGCACAGACTTGTGGGTCTTTCCATATCTATACCCATACTCGTCGTTGAGAGCGAGTGCATAGCAGTATAACCACTCGTAGTTGTCGAGTGATTCCCTTGCCCAGATAGTGCAGGGGTGGTTATGCATAGTAGGGAGATAAGGTACATAGCGGGGGTCTTTAGCTTTGACCTCTCGTAATAATTGTAATTCATTTTTCTCCAGTTTTCTTGGTTTATATCCTAGATAGTGGTCAATCCAATGTGTAGTACATAGCATTTGAGCTGCCTCCAAAGGCATCTTTACAATATGTTTGTCTACATGGTACTCTGCACATTTGTCAATGTCGTTATCTAAGATAAAAATATTCATAGTGGTATTATACTAAAAATAAGTTTATAAGTCAAGAAATATTTTGAGGGAAGGTAGGAACAACACCCAAATGCATGGGTGTTGTTAGTGTGTGCTTCAGCAGAACAGAGTGCATTCTGTAGAAAAGATCACCTCCTTCATACTCTGCGCGTAGCGTAGCTGAAGGGTTTAATCTTTTTGTCCTGCTGTTGGAGCTTTGTGGGTTCCAGCGTATAGTCCAAACCATGCTGCCCCTGCTCCGACTAATACGGATATTAGTCCTGATTGTTCCAAGCTAGGTTCAGGTAAATCCATGAACCAGAATGTTGCGAAATATAAAAGAAACATATAAATACTTAGAAACGCTCGAGGAAATATCCTCCAGCTATCAACCATCTGTGCAAGAAAGATACCTTTCTGCCATGGGTTATTATTTTTTGAATCTTCTAATTCCCTTATTCTGTCCTTGAGTTCTGACTTTTCTTGGAGGAGTGCCATGAACTTATTAAGGTCAATTTCGACCTCGTTTCTGTCCATATCTCCTGAGAATTGTCCTGGTGGCATTGACATTGTTCAGCCTCCTTATTTCTCAGCTTTGTAGCAAGTCCACAGTCCATATACAAGTCCTGCTGCGGCTAACCACTTTGCTAAACCTCCTGTAAGAAGTACTAAGCCGCATGCTACGACTATTACTGCACCATCCCAAGAAGTCCTCTCAGACACTCTGTCTTTAATCCAATCCATCTATTTCTCCATCGAGTTGCTCTTGCAACTCCTTAACCTCTAGCTCTAGTCTAGCGATTTCGTTTACGTTCTTACAGACTGCGATCTTACGCTCGAGTACTGTAATACCCATTGCCAGATTATTTCTTCTGACCTGAGACTTATCTGTCATTTAAAATCCTTGACCCATTTATGAAGGGGGTCTTCCTTATCTATTGGTGTTATGTCTATTCCATAAAATGTGGTAATCTTATCTCCCTGTACGTAGTCTTTTGCCCACTCGCGAGGATGCCCATGCTTTTCCACATCTACTTCAACTGTTAACTTAATTTCAAATGCTTGTTTCATTTCTGCTCCTTTTTCGGTGGCATAGTCACTTTTCGATAGTATACTACTACGTCTTTCATTTCTGTAATGTACCTTTTGAGTTCCTGCATATTGTATGCCATCACTTCGTAATCAGGTATCGACATTGCAAGAAAGATTACTTCACCTTCTTGTTCTTTGATATCTGCGATAAATGTATCTAAATTTTTATCTGTTACGGCAAACCACTTCGGTTGTTTGAGGTCAATCTCACGAGGCATGATGGGTTGTACGATTGTACGTTCCATCGGTTTGGCTTGAACTTCTATCTGTTTAGTTCCCAGCATGCTGCAACTGGAGACCATCATCGAGATCGTCAACAGTGCCGCTAAGTTTTTCGATTTCCTCGAATATGTGCTTTGTTCCATTGTTTATTTTCCTTTCCATTTTTACTGGGTCTTCCAGTATCTTTGCAGACAACTCATAGTTTGCTATAAACTGTGAGTATCTGTTTAATTCTCTTTGAGCTTGTTGACTTACTAAAGTCTGTGCTTTCAAAGCCTCGGTTTGTAGGGAGAAGTCTTGCTGCAAACTTTCTATAGCTTCTTTCTGTGTTGCTACTGCACCTTCAAGTGCGAGATTGTTTGCTGAAAGAGTTTTGTTCTCTCCGTACAACCACCAACAGCCAAGTCCAAGTACTACTATAAGCCCTATTAAAAATTGGTTCATAATTGTTCTATCCTATAATTTAGTCCATCAGCTCCTCGTATTTCAACTAAGTCTCCTTCGTGTGTTACGAACTTTAGATACTTCTCTTGTCTTTTGTGAAACTTCTTTACTATAAACTCTTGATCGTCTTGATCGCCCCAAGTGTTATTGTAACTAACCTTGAGAGTATATCTTGGGAATAGTTTAGAAATGAGCCAAAGCCAAAAAGCTTTTACTCTTTCCTTTAACTTACCCACAAGTCAGCCTCTGCTTGTCTACGTCTGGTCAGTCCTTCTAAAACTTTGCCAGACGCTTTGTTCCACCTTAACATTTCTGATGGAACGGAATTCTTATCACCTGCATTTAATTTTTTCAGAAGTGTACTACTCTGTAAGTTTCCAACTCCTAAATTGTAAGTCCATGATGTCAATGCATCAAACTCTTTTTGTGTAAGTTCAACGTCAACTACTCTCAGTACTTGCTCTCCGAACTCTACTAATTCTTCTAATAAATCTCTTTCTGCTTGTAATTCTGTGATTACATCGCCCTCTTTTACATTTCTTGTGCGACCATACCCTATTGTCCATACGTTAGCTGGGCATAAGTACGCTTCACTCTCGAACCCTTCGAAGTGTTTTACTAACTCTATACATTCATTACTTGGTTTCATTTAAAATCCCATTGATATTCCGCACCCACAGGCACTTATCACATTAGGGTTGTGTATTTCAAACCCTGTCTCTACTATTGTCTCTTTCCAGTCTATGATAGACCCCTGAAGAAACCCCATACTGTGCATGTCGATGACTAGCATATCGTCGATTATGTGGTCGTCATTGTTTGCTAACTCGGATATATCCCACATATACTGGAAGCCATTGCAACCTCCACCAGAAAGAGAGAGGCGTAGGTAATCACTCCCTAGCCTCTCTGTGATTTTATTCTTTGCTAATTCTGTTATTGTTATCATAAATATAACTCTAAAAGACCTAGTTTATCTTAACTTGCCCAGAGCATGAAAGTAAAAAATCCGTATACACCAATTATTGCTGGTAAGATATACAACACATTTACTAACTTACGTCTGAGATGTCTCAACGTTTCCAAAGAACCACCACTTGCGATTCTATGCAACACTTTCTATTCTCCTGTGTAATCTAGGCGTCCTATACGCCTCCGTTAAACGATATCTATTATTTTTGGTCTTTTTTCTTCTGGTATCTCTACATGAAGGTCAACAGTAAGTATGCCATCAATAAATTCAGCTTTGTCTACTACTACATCTTCTGATATAGTAAAAGCTCTCTTGAAGGCTTTTCTTGTTATTCCTCTATGTAAATATGACTCGTCTGCCACATCTTTCAGATTCTTTTCTCCACGAATTTCAAGTCTACCATCAATCCTTTCGATTGTTATATTCTCTTTCTTGTAACCCGCAAGTGCTATCTCTATCTGATAGTTTACTCCGTCTTTTGTTACATTAAAACGTGGATACGAATTGTCTTCGTATGTAGGCATTGAAGCGAACCTTTCGAAAAAACGATCTGCTCCAATCCATGACCTGTGAAGGTCGTGTATTGTAGGTAATGTATTTACTACCATATTTTTCTCCTTGTGGTACCTTTCGGCTACCCTGTGAGACCCTTTCGGCATCTCGGTTAATGAAAATCCCATGTACTGACTAATTCTCATCTTCATTGCGAAGAAGTGAGTACATTTTCTATCCCGCCCCCTGCTGATGCAGTACTGGAAATAGCCCAGATAAAATCTGAGCTTTTCATAACTATATTATACTAAAAACTTGACCGAAAGTCAAGAACAATTTTTTTATTCCTCTTCTGTAAAGCGTATTACACCTTTCTCTTCAAAATAATAAATTGCATCTGCAATTCCTTCGGACACGCCTACTTTAAAAGAAGTATAAGAAACTCCGATTAAAATAAGCAGATAAGTTATAAGTTCATATTCGTTCATAATTTTTCTCCTGAACATATATTGTAGCAAATTCTACTACTAAAGTCAAGAAATATTTTCCACATAATTGAAAAAAGTTCTTGACTTGCTTTCCTGAAATTGATATAATATAACTAATGATAAAAACTACGAAGTATGAAATTAAAAACCCTCGTTGGACACAGGAAGAAGACTATCACCTAAAAGAGTATTATGGTCACCGTTCTGTCAAGGAGATAGCACTCGTACTTAATCGTTCAGAAGACGCTATACGAGGGAGAGTACAGCGATTACGCAAAAAGGGGTGGAGTTTTGACTCTACTCGGAGATAATATTATGAAACCAATGAAAGACAATGTTGTCGAGTTCACAGGAGAATACTATACAACAATGAAAAGAAGCAAAGAGATAAATGAAGAACTATCTATGCTTCTCATTGAAGAGTTTGAAAAAAGAGGAATCGACACACAGAACAACCAGTTCATGTTTGACATGGCTTGGGTTGTAAAGTTTATGCAAGTTACACTCGATAACCAACTGGGTATCGCAAATGACTTGGGTAGGTTGATGGCAAATATTACAAAACAAGATGAGGCACATTTAAATTGACTTCTGTTCGTGTAGATAAAGGTCGTTTTGACCAAGCCTTACGTCGTTTCAAGAGAAAAGTTGATGCGACTGGCAAACTCCAAGAGTTTCGAGAGCGACAGTATCACACGAAAAAGTCAGACAAACTGCGAAAAAAGAGGGCAGCGGGTACTATTCGCTGTAAACAAAAGCAAAGAAAGGCTGGACTTCAGCCTGAACCACGATGGCTACGATGAAAACAATTAACGATATAATAGAGAAACACAAAATGGAAACACACAACGCATACAAAGGAAAGTTCTGGTGTCACATCAGAAAAGATTTCTTCTCATGGGAAGACTTTATAAACTATGAGCAAGGGAAGTAAGCAAAGACCTACAAATCATAAGAAGTTCTCAGAAAACTGGGAACGTATCTTTGCAAAAGAAGAGTTCGAGATGCAATGTCGAGAACTTTATGGTGACTCAATGCCAAGTACAAAGGCATTGAAGGATACTGTACGCAAAGAATTAATTCAACTTGGAAGAATTACGGAGTCGGAACAATTATAATGACATTTTGGACATTATGGGCGAAAAGCCTAGGGGCGAAGGTAGGCACTCAAAGAGATGCTGATAAGGTAGCCGTGCTTCGTACAATTTTCCTTCTTCTCAATGCACTTACTTGCGTTTTTATTATTGCCAATGTAATTCATCACTGGTAAAATACCCACAATAACACACTTAATACCAATCAGATACCATATCTGCGTTGGTCATGCACTTCTGGAGCAAACAATTTTATTTTGAACTAGTGATAAATGCACTTTATTTTTGTTTTGTCTGCACCATACAGACCTCACGATCGTCCACCTAGCCAAAAATGATACTTGTAATATGTTAAAAAGTGTGATAAAATATATATAAATCTAGTAGTTGACAACGCAAACAACGAATTCTCTCCAACTCTCAACATCCTCGAGACGCGAGAGCAGCTCTCCCTTAGGAGAGATGCTCGAAGGAGTCGAGAGATTGTTGTTGAGAATTTTTGTTGCAACTATTACGACCATCTAAATAACGACGACCGTAACACCTTATTCGGTCTTAATTGATTTCCTCAAAGTATTCCAACTTCCATAACTTCACCAAATCGCCGATATTTTTTAAACCCATATATGTAAATTAACCCATACGATTGGGTATAATTATGTGGGTTAAGGAGGAATTTGCCCTTAGTTTGTATTGGTATAAACGGTTTGGCGTGAAGGAGTCCTAGAATTTATCTTTGAACTCCCTGTAGCCTACGAAGTTTCCTTCAGAATCATACTTGTAAATGGGTTTGGAGATGCTGTAGGGATTCCTACTCTCGCCCACCCATTTGAAATCTTTAGCCACGACGGCTGGTGTAACCCAAGAAGCCCACTCCTCTATTGCAAGTTCTTCTCTTAGAAGAGACCCCTCACAATATTTTTCAATGAGCTCCTCGGTCTCGGCTGCTAAATAATGTAGCTTACCTTCAGAGTCTCTTGCCATCGCAAAAGCGTGTCCACTATCATTCTTCACAGACCTAATTATTTTGTCTAGGAAAGGGTCATTACTCAATGTCAAACTCCTCACTTACTAGCTCAAGTAAGTACTTTAAGTCTGCCTTTGGAGCTTTCTCCAATCCCATCAGTTTAGAACTATCTCCAACTAGATTTTGTGCAATTAAGGTTACCATTTGTTTTTTAGTCACAGGTCTTTGCCCCGTTTTTGAGAGATATTCTGCTTTTTGGTACACACCTTCTCTTGAAAGCTTCCCAATCACAGACTTCACACTCTTGTCCATTTCTTTTGCAATGACCTCGACTGTTTCTCTCGTAGGTTCGGCAGTATACCAAGCTACCATAGTTTCTACTTGTTCTTCTGTGTAGTTAACTGCCATAGCTTGTATCTCCATCCCAACTGAAATTTTTAGCAACTTTATTGTCGAAATAAGACTCAACAATAGCCTCTGCTAAATATAATTCCATGTTAAACTCATCTCCGATTATTTCTACGATTTCTTTCTCGTAGTGACCAGAGTACTCTAGTTCTTTTATACGCTCTGTCATTTCGAACATTCTTTTTGTTCCTGACATTTAACCTCCTTATTTATACTTGCTCAAATACCAGATAATACAACCAGCAAGTGCAGTTAGTATTATCACTACTAATACGTCTTCCATATCAATCGTCCCAATCATCCTCAAAAAAGAGGATTTCTTTACCGTTTTCAACTGCATCTTTCAATACTTCATGCTCGTCTACGAGTTCTTGTAGATATTGAGATGCAACTTCTAAATCATGAGCAAGAGCTTTTACTTGTTCATTTACTCTCGCCAGTTCTTTTTCACAGGCTAGCAACTCTACTTCCTCTCTCCTCATGGGAGTTGGAAACTGAATCACATTGCTCTTCGGTACTATTTTTAGTTTTGTCATTATTTATCCTTTGTTTTGCATGATATCGTTTTGCAACTGCCCATGCTTCGTCCTCGCTGAAATTTAAATGCCATTTTAGAATTGCAACTGCCTGCGAGGGATTGTACTGTTGCTCTTCGATTAGTGTGGAGTATAAATCCTCACCTTCGTCTTGTATGTCTATAATTTTTCTCCTAAAATTCTTAACTGATTTTTCAGTAGGTATATTATATCAAAAGTTAACTTCAAAGTCAAGATTTATTTTTCTGTCGGGTATAAAAAAAGGTGGAACTATTGTCCCACCTTTTCCTTCGAGGGTGCATCGATTGTTAAAATTTGGTAGCGTCAGGCATCTCAGCTTCATCATGTATTGCTATGATAGAGACGTTCCAATCATCAGAAGCTCCTATTCTTCTGGCATCTCCCTGAGTCTTTTCCTCTAGTTTAACTACTAGGTCATTTTCATCTGACGCTATAATTCTTACTGTTTTTGTTCTTGTAAAATCCTGCTCGATTTCTACATCAAATATTTTCATTCTCTCTCCTTAATAAATCTACTACTTTGGTAATTAAAGATAATCGCCCAGCAACTTTGTTATTGTAGTCAATCGTATGCCATTCCCCACAATGAGTTAGAACTCTTTCTTTCAAAATAGTCATCTGGTCATACTGTGACAAAGCTACTGAATCATTAGGTGAGAACTTCCACTTCTTGAGAGGGCATACTTTTCTGTTAGCGATTCTTGCACTCTGTTCTTCTTCGGAGATGCTCAACCATAACTTGATAAATGTTACATCTCTTTGTTTGTTTTCCCACTCGTTTACTTCGTGCATGAAGTTTTGGTACTGTTTGTCTGTGCACCAGCCATTGAGCTGCTGAACCATTGCTCTCGAATACCAACTTCTGTCGAAGAATACGATTTGATTGTTGCTAGGCAATTTCTTTTTCCAAGACTTGAGCCAGTGTTTCATATCCCAAGCACTTGGTTTATTACTTAGTGAAACGGAATACTTATTAGTTGGTAGATAATGTGTCAACTCACGAATAGTTCCTGACTTGCCTGCTGTATCTCTGCCCTCTAATATAACTGCAACACGACCAAAGTCTCTCTCAACTACTTCGTTGAGCATAACTTGTTGTAATTCTAGTTTTGTCATGTTAGTGTCTCCCATTTCTATTGTTAATAATTAACCACAGAAGTAGCAAAACCATAAATGCTAATGCTAATTCCATGAGTCTCCAAGTGATTTTAGAAACCTATCGAGTAATGACTTCTTGCCCTGATATTTCTCTACTTTGACTTTGTCGTTCACAGTATCGTGTATCATCTTGTAGCCATTGTTGTACTCGATAGTTCTAATGCCGTTGTTAAAGTGGTAGTATTTTAGTTGCTTGCCCCACTCCTCTGCCTCAAGCTTAAGCTTTTGTTTTTCTACGTCATCTGAGTACTGAGTCATAGTCATTTCCTTACTATCCTTATGCCTCTTTTAACGATTTCATTACGGATTTTTGCCTTCATCTTAGGCTTGGTTCTATCTTCATTTAAAGCCTTGAATAGTTCTTCTGTAGACACCATTGCCATACTTCTAAACTTGATTCCATACTTTCTTTGATTAGACGAACCATATGCTGTACCTCTCATTAGGTACTTTGTTCTTTTTTCAAATAATACTGACATTTTGCACTCCTCACGCTAAATTGATTAAACTTACTAAACAAGGTTAGCGTTGTCCTTGTTTACTAAGGAAGGGTACGAGGGAAGAATCTTAGAGGACTCTTCCCAACCCCTTCATATGAATAGCACCATTCTTATTTTTGGTCGGTAAAGATGCTTAGGTAAACGCGACACTTATTGCATTTAATATTTTGAGTGATTTAGTAATGCTTCCCACTCCATTCATTGATTTCGCAGGTGATGGTTCTGCGAGCTACTCTAATAGCCACTATCCGAACTTATTCAAGCGTCTATCGGAAAGACACTACAAGATGATATTGTGGTTGTATCCTTGCGTCAATCACCCCCAGCTTATTTGTTGTACCACCTTGGCTGGGTTAGAAGGTGGTGTTGTACGTACTCGCTCGGCTTGTACTAGACGTTCGCTGTTTATTCTCAGTACGTCTGGCTGAGTCCCTCGTGAGAGGATTTTGATGTAGTAAGATTTACTACCGTTTGTCTTGACTACTGGTCACTTGAGAGGAGTTCCGCGTCTGTATCCCCTCGTGTAGAGTAGCGACTAAAAGGATTTACTTACTTACTACTTCAATTAAGAGTTCGAGGTCTTGTTTGCTCGCTTTCACCAAACTTGGTAGTTCTACTTGGAACTGTTCTTCGAGCATTGCCACTAAGTCAGCTTTTCTTACCACAGGTTCACCTGTTTTAGTAGTTCTTTGCTGGGCTACATAAACGCCTTCTCTACTTAATTTAGCAATGATACTTCTGACACTCTTTCCGAACTCTTCTGCAAGAGCATCTACTGTCGCTCTTGTTGGGTCAGCTGTATATCTGCTAACCATTTGTTCTACCATTTCATCTGTATAATTAGTTGTTTCTGCCACTATAAATCTGCTCCTTAT